TCTTACCTTCAGGTTTGGTAGGGGCTAGGACGCTCATGACGCACCCCCGATCCGATCAGCGCGTACATTGGCACCGACAGTGTCTACAAGGTGGTAGACGACTGTGTGATAGAGGGTCATCTCCCAGCGGTAGTCTTTGCTGAACCGGAAACCGGTGATACGCATAACCGGGGCTAACCACCAGGCATTGAACTTTCTGAGTTGTCTTGTCATTTTAAGCTCCCATGTGACAATTTGTCTCATGAGACTTACTCAGATGCTGGCGATTCCGGGAGGACTCGAACCCCCAACCTGCTGATTAGAAGTCAGCTGCCTGACCTGAGTAGGTCTCTATCCATGTATATAGAGTTTGCCTGGTAACTTTGCAACCCATTAAGGTGGACCAATTAGAAAAAACACCGATCCACTTTTAGCGGACCGGCGTTATCTGAGGCTATGCAAGCATTTCCAGGGCTTGATCCCTGGTTTCATTATTTCTTCGGATCCAGCCTTTTCCAAAGCTGTCGAAGGTCTCGAGAGACCTATAGAACGAATCACGCTCAGTATATAGGTACTCAATGAGTTCTCGAGGATCATGCTGTTCTGTGCGTCTCATGGTCATGGGACCTATGTGTCCGTCCTGGACGGCCCCTACAGCCTTCTGGAGAGCCTTACCGGCCCTGGCTGGACCTGAGTTAACCGCCCAGTCAAAGACCGCCCAGTCGAGGCCTGAGGCCAGGGAATGGCATAAGCACTTGTCCCAGTAGTTCGTTAAGTAAATTGGAGCAACATCCCCTACCGTGATAGCCCTCATGACCTCTTCAGTAGCATCACCGCCATAGAACTGATCATAGGTGGCTTTAGTTACACCAAGATTGGTTTGGCCCCCGGGATCCTGTGGGTGGTCCACATAACCACCTTCGTGCTTTAAGAGCATGTCCAGGCATTTGTTAAAGTTGTCTCGCATCTACTTGCCCACTTTCTTGACCCGCTCGAAGCTTCTCATGCCGCCTAGGCCAAGAAGGCCCATCAAAACAGGCATCATGGTCCCGGTGTCAGCCTGGGGAATGACCACACCAAATCCAGCTGCGATTGGTGAAACTAAGAAGTTTACTGCAAAACCTAGGACACACACGTAACCGGTGAGTGGACGCCAGGACGACTGGAACCAATTGCCTTTGGCCTCTTCTTTATTGATAGCCAACTGAGCGAGGACTTGCTCTTGGGCATGTCGTTCTGAAAGGGTGGCGATGTCGTGGGCCAACTGTGCAGCCTGGTCCTTGTCCTGGACAAACTTACCTATGAGACCGCTGACCGGGCCTATGAGTGCTTCAAGCATCAGCCTTCTCCTTGTTATTATCTTTAGCTTGTTCTTTGGTGGTTCTGTTGTGCATGTCCCACATCAACATCACTTGTCTCCCTTGTGTTCGTGACCCATCCAGATGCCAAAGACGCCTGTCATGACGCCCATGACGACAGATACAAAGGCAGACTGGGCTGCTGTCGGCATCTCCAGCGACATGAACCACTCAGCGCAACGCCAAGACATCACTGTTGATGCCAGCATCATGAAGCGTGGTAGTATCTTCCAAGCAAGGAACTGTTCGACTGTGATCATGTCAGTGTCCCCCTTTTTAAAGGTAGACATTTGTAAGACATGGCCTTGAAGTTAGGCATATACCTGTTTAGGTCTCTTGCCATCTCCATCGCCCTAGCTACACAGGCTTTCTCTGTTAGGATTGGATGGCGGGTGTTCTCCATCTCTAGGCAATTCGTGGGATCTACGATTGAACATACAAGGACTAGCGTCTTAAACATTACTAGCCTCCAATAAGATGTATATGAATAGACCGAAAGCAAAGACACCAAGGCCGATGCAAGCTGCCCAGTAGATAAAAAGGAGAATATCGTCTTGTCGTTTCACAGCGAGACGTTTGGCTTCCGCTGCTGCTTCGGCTCTTGCTCTGCGGGCTTCGGCGCAGAACTTTACATAGTCAGGGTACATATTAGCCCTACCGTAAAGCTGCATCATTGAACGCAGTTCGTCTTCTTTGCGTTTAAGTTCGTCTAAGGCGAGGAACTCTTCTAGGTCAGACTTGCTACCATCAAGGTTTGAACCTCTGGCTGCCGCCTTTTTGTGGATGGCATCTTTGTTTAATGTGAAATCTGAGATCGCCTTGCCACATTTGGCAAGTTCCGATCCATTTGAAACGGCGGTTTTAATGATTTGGTAGGCTGCATTACAAGCCGCCAATTCTGCGAGCATATGAGCGTCTCCTAAGAGTTACGCTCTCCTTCCGTAATCTGCGATCTGCTTTAATGTGCGACCGCATCCCACACAGTATTTGCCCTCTTTGTCTAACTTACAGACACCAATGCAGGGCGACTTCATACCTTCATCAGCAAGGCTGCTGCAAGACCAACGACCACAATCGTTGATCCCATAATCATAGCTTCGAGACGCCATAGACGCTTGTCCAAGCAAGATAGTTTGTCTTCGACAGAAGCATACCGGATGGCACATTCCTTTTCGTGAGCCTCAAGTTCTAAGGCGACACGGAGTTCTGGGGTAAGTTCGAGTGTTTGCTTCATCATCATCAACCGTAAGCAGTAATTTGCATTGTGGGTTTGATCACTTGAGTTAAAACGGCACCGTCCCAATAGACCATCTTATGTAGATCGCCCCCATAAGAACCATTGTACCATCTCACCTGCAATTTAATTGTCTTTGGTGATGTCCACGTTGACACCCGCCCACTTGCGGTATCTGCCGTGCCGCCGATTGCGATTGCCCAGCGGTGGTTCACATGCTGACCATCGTAAGAACCTCCGCCGTTGAGCGTCTTTCTTGCTTGGGTAATCTCGTTGCCATCTAAGAACATTTTAACGTGATTAATGACTGAGGGTGTTTGTTCGTACATTGAGTAGTTAAACTCGTAGACAACTTGAGTTGCGCCTGTTGGTGGTGTGTAAGAGATGTCAGAACCAGTAACGTCTGTGTAAGTGCCATTCACTGCTTGGAATGTTGTGATGTTGGATAGGGAATAGGTTCCGCTTGGAACTGTTACTGAATCACCATTCCCATTTAGAAATAACTGTTCAAGTATGTTGCTGCCGCTTGAAACATTAGTCAGCGCAGACCCATCAATCGCTGGCAACGCGCCGGTCAACTTGGATGCTGAGATTGAAGCAATCTTAGCGTCAGTCACGGCACCATTGGCGATCTTGCTCGTAGTCACAGATTCATCGTTGGGGACTAATCCTGTCGGAGTGCCTATGTAACTCATTGGTCAATCTCCATAGCTGTGATTGTAGACACTCCGATAAAAAGAGTGTCATTGCCGCGCCTGTTTAAGTGGAAAGTGCCTGTCCCAGATGCCCATTGGATTTTATAAGTGACTGGGGAAGTGGTTGCAGGTGAGTCTAAATACTGCATAGACCTCTCTAAGATTTCTGTTGTTGAGCATCTAGCGAGAGTTGTTATGTCTGCCGTACCGCCACCACTACCATCAATCGGAGTGCTATCACTCAGGAGTCTTATAGAGTTATTTTGGCTAGCAACGCTGTGTCCTAAGTTTAAATTGTAAGACACTAATATTTTACTGCTTGCTGATGATGGCGTTATAGAAACGCTCATACCAGCGATATCTACAAACGTGCTTTCGCTAGACAACAATGCACTTACTGCGGTGTCTAGGAATGTCTGTTTCACTTGCAGAACCTTACCACCAGCAATGGTTCCATCGGTGCTTTCTGATCTTATCTTTGATAATGCCATCAGTTATCCCCTCAAGCGTATGGGCTGTCGCCAAGCAAACTTGTGTCCCACGCCGCTTTAAGTCCAGCGATGTCACTTGCGTTTTCAATTGTCGCCGCTGCTGGTGCGTCTCTGAGGGCGTTCTTTGCTGCAGCAATTGAACTTGTGTCGGCACCTGTTTCCAGTGCCTTCATCAGTTCCACATCTTTGGCTTCAAGCAGTGGAATACGAACTTCGCGTATCTTGTCTTTGAATATGACCTTTGCTTTGGTTAGGTCTTCTGAAATCACATCACCTGTAATAACCCAAGCAGCTCTGAAGTCTCTGTTGCTTGGTTTTGCTGATAGTGTGGACGCATTAATCTGTGTGCCGACCGCATCGACAATGTAGGTATCAACCATGTTGTATTTTCTCCGGTTATGCCGCTGTTGCTAACTCATCTGAGATTTGCCAAGCGTTTCGCCATTCTCTTGTGGAAGGTAGTTGTTGTTTGGTGCAGATGACCATCTTGGGTTTGTTACCTTCGTCCCAGTTTTGCCAGATGCTAGGACTGATGTCCTTTTGAATGAGGTATTCCAGTGCTTCCTCTTCCGATAGGGGACCAATTGGTTCTGTCTGATGAAGCAGATAACCTCTGGTGTGCTTCTTAAAGTCAGGTTGCGCCTCGTCCTTTGCCAGTTCGTGATATACCCACACAGGTGGTAGGATTCCCCCAGCGATTGCTGCACTCATAAAGTTCGGGTC